AATTGACAACGGTTACGCAAATGCGTAATAAAGCAGTTGACGTGTGCGTTATAATCGAAAACAACGGGAAAGTGAAAGGGCCGAACAATGGCAGCACGAAAGACCAAAGCGACGACGAAGAGCAGGGGAAAGACTGTCGCGAAGAAGGCGACCAGGAAGCGGGCCGCCAAGTCAAAGACTAAGGCCAAACGCCCGCCTGGGAAGCCTCGCAAGATCAAATCGCCAGAAGAGTTCGAGAAGCTGGCAACAGCGTATTTTGATAAGTGCAAGGCGGAAAACAAAAAGGCTACGATCTGCGGTCTGGCACTCGGGTTGGGGCTGAGTACGCGAACAAGCCTGGACGCCTATTTATCATACGAGGGGTTCGAGGAGGTCGCGGCGGCGGCGAAGATGAGGGTAGAGCACGAATACGAGCAGCGGCTGTTCTCAAGTTCTCCGGTCGGCGCTATTTTTGCGCTCAAGAATATGGGCTGGCAGGATAAACAGCAGGTCGATGTTGAGGGGCTGGAATTCCACCTGAATTATGCGGGTGAAAAGGCTGTTGGTGAGAGTCGGGCCAAGAAAAGTTAGCGGACCCATAAAAAAAGAGGTGAGACATGAATACTGTTGAGCAGTCCGGCGGACAGGTGAAAATCAACTGGTTAACGGATGACGGCGAGGGCATTGTTATGCGTGTGAATCCCCGGACTGCGTTTGCTCTCGGCAATGAGTTAAGGCAGGCGGCGTGCGAGGCTATGGGGCAGACGTCGAAATCGTGCAGGCGCTTTTGGATCGGGTAAGCGGAAGGAAAGAGTAATGGCGATAATCATACGAAGGCTTGAAGAAATCAACGAGAACGGGCCGAACGAGTACGAAGTCAGGATCAACAAAGAGCGAATCTGCACGTTTTGGCACGACTACTACAACGGGCTGGTAAGGTGCATAGAAAGCGCGGCTGTTTCCGTTATGAAGAAGCGCGATCGCTCTGCGGCGGAGTTTGCGCGGATGATGGAGGATGTAGAGCGTTTTGAATGTTGGGCTGACGAAATGACCACGCAAGAACAATGAAAGTCCGCTACACAGCAGAACCCACACCGGCAAAGTTTCACGCCAGCAAGGCGGACGTTCGCGGTCTAATGGGCCCGGTTGGCTCGGGAAAGTCGGTCGCCTGCGTCATGGAGATATTCAAACGCGCGATGCAGCAGGCGTCGGATGCCTCTGGTGTACGCTGGACCAGGTTCGCCGTCGTTCGCAACACCTACCCGGAATTGAAGACCACCACGATAAAGACGTGGCAGGACTGGATACCGGCCCGGATTTGTTCGATCGTTTACAGCTCTCCAATTCGCGGACATATGCGGTTTCCTCTGCCAGACGGCACCATTGTTGACTCGGAGATACTGTTCATTGCGCTTGATAAACCCAAAGACGCCGGGAAAGTGCGATCGCTGGAGCTGACGGGCGCTTGGTTTAACGAGGTCCGGGAGATGAGCCTCGGGGCCGTTGTCGCCGTTCGTGAGCGTATCGGGCGCTATCCGGCAAAGAACGTCGCCCCGTTAACCTGGTCGGGCGCAATAATGGACACAAACCCGCCAGACGACATGCACTGGTATTACAAGTTTGCCGAGCTTGGTGAATGGCGCGTAAAGAACATGGAAGAAAAAGACACGGGGAGGTGGGAGTTCTTCCGCCAGCCCGGCGCGTTAATTCGACTCGCAAACGGAAAGTACATCGCAAATCCGCGGGCCGAAAACGTTAAGAACCTGTCGTTGGGATTCACTTACTACTTCGGCAAACTCTCGGGCACAACAGAAGAGTACAGGCTCGCGTTTCTTTGCGGCCAGTACGCCACCGTTTTCAGCGGAAAGCCGGTTTATCCCGAGTTCAGCAAGCAAATCCACGTCGCAAAGACACCACTCGAAGCATATTCGGGACTCCCTCTTCGCCTTGGATGGGATTTCGGCCTTACGCCAGCCTGCATCGTCGGCCAGTTGTCACCGGTCGGCCAGTTGCGCATCCTCCGGGAGTACATTTGTGAGCGTGGCGGCATAAAACAGTTTTGGGGTGATGTGGTTCAACCTGCGCTTGCCAATGATTTCCCGCACAATCCCGTGAGCGAGTGCATTTCGTTTGCGGATCCTGCCGGCGACTCACCAGAGCAATCGGACATCGAGGTTACGCCGATCAATACGCTTTGCGGGCTTGGATGTCATACTGAGGCGGCGTGTACGAACGTGTTCCGGGATCGCAGGCAAGCCGTCATTAACTTCCTGACGCGCACGGTTGCCGACGGGGCGCCTGGCATGGTTGTCGATCCTCGCTGCAAAATGATCATCAAGGGATTCTTGGGTGGCTACCAGTTCGCGTTAATCAACGTAGCGACAGATGGCGGGGAGCTCAAGTACCGGGAGGTGGCGGACAAGAACATGTACAGCCATCCGCATGACGGGCTGCAATACATGGCGCTTCACGCGCAACCAGGCGTTGTGAGCAAACAGAAACAGGAAAGCGAGAGAGATACAACGGTGTATGAAAGTGAATTTGCGTATTAAGAGTTACGCATTTGCGTAGTTGAAAGGAGCAACACGGTGAGTGAGAAAATAGTGGATTATGAAAGCGTACAGGAGTGCCCCAAGTGCGGCGCGAAACAATACGTTGGGAATGTTGACGGGCGTCCTATTTGTATGAATAGGCGGGCGTATATAAAAGCCCACTTAGATGAAAACGGAACAATTGTTCCAGAATGCCTTGATAGGGTTTGTTCGTGCTGTGGGTATTCTTGGAAAGAGCGGTGCAGGGATTCGCAAGAAGGGGCGGGAAAATGAATCGCCGCGAAATGCAGCCTGCCAAACCGTTTGGTTCTGCTTTTCCTTCGGTGTTGGACGTGTGCTGCGGCCCACGCTCAATGTGGTTCGACAAAGCAGACCCGCGAGCGGTTTTTGTGGATTGCCGCGAGGAAGAACACGAGAAGCCGCGCAAGTGCCGCAAGAACGTGACGCGCATCGAGATCAAGCCGGACGTTCTCGCTGATTTCACGGATCTACCGTTCCCCGATGAGGCGTTCTACCACGTTGTCATGGATCCGCCGCACTATACGGAGCGGGCGGCAGGGAAAGGGCACACCTTGAAGCACTACGGGTGCCTGTTTCCCGGTTGGCGCGAAATGCTGACAAAGGGATTCCGCGAGTGCTTTCGCGTGCTGAAACCGGGGGGCACGTTCATCTTTAAGTGGTGCGAGCACGAGATACCATTGCGCGAGATTCTTGCGCTGACACCAGAGCAACCGTTGTACGGCCACCGCACGGGAGCGCGGCAAAAGACGCATTGGGTGGCATTCATAAAGCAGAACAAGCAGGTCGCCGATTAAAGAATGACCACCAACACAAACAAACGCGCAAAGGCCCTGATGGTCGCCGTCATAAAACAGGCGTGTGACGATCTGTACAAGCTGACGCAGCAGGGCGTTGTTGTTGACATGGAGTGCGCGTTGAAGCCCTGGCCGATGCAAAACAGGCGGTCAAAGCGGTTTGTGCATGACTACAAGTCGCGGTCGGACGTAATCGAGCTTTGCGAGTTTTTCACCAGCGGAGCGTTTCAGCGGCTCATGACGGAGCTCGGATACACGGTCCCGGTGACTGCGTATCGCCAGATAGCTGAACATGAAAGAGTAATCAAGAAAAATACCCGGAAATCAAGGGAGTAGGATATGCAATTAGAAGCGACAAGTCGTTTAGGCTCTGCTCTGGCGGAGGACATCGAAAACGCCATTAAGCGCAGAATCGAGTACCACGTCAAAGAAGCCGTTGAGCAGAAAAAGAAACGTGTCTGTGAGGATCTAGACGCCTTGATTCCCGAAATCGTGGCGGGTGTGTTCATGCAGGCGATGGAGCGCGCGTCAATGGAGCACCTCGGGCGCGAAGTAGTAATTCGGGTGCAGATGGAGAAGAGGTCATGAGTACGATGAAAGTAATCACGGAAGCAAAGTCAATCACGGTAACTCACGAGCAATACAGGTGCATATGCGCGCATTTGCCGCATGAAATGGTCAAGTTTGGTGATTTGATTATGCCCGCCCAGAAAATCGTTAAAGAAGTGGTGGATGGTAAACGCTTTTATGTCGACGGACAAGAAGTCGTGATAGGCGCAACCGTTGAAGCGCAAAAAGAAATAGGAATACTTTTCGAGGTGTACGAAAACCAGTCGCGGGAGATAAGCAGTCTATACAGAAGGCTTGGCGAGTTTCAAGATCGAGTGAGCAAGGCCGAGCGGGCCGGATTCTGGAAGCGTCTAAAATGGCTGTTTAAGGGGGTGAAGGCGTGAAAACAGTATCAAGATTGGTGCGATTCGTATTTCGCCCATGGTCCGCGATGCTTGATTACAAGGCGGTTGCCGATGACTATGCCGACGTTCTTAACTGGGTCGATGAGTATTGCCGCCTGAACGCGGTGTACATCAGCGGGCGCGGCGGGAGGTGGAAAGTTGTTGTTCCTGCGTCGCATGATCGTGACGGGTTTTGCATAACTGGCAACACGCCGCTTGAAGTTATGGTAAAGCTGCAACAAAGAGAATCACAAAACCTCTGCGCCTTGACTACGCATTTGCGTAGTGTTAATGCGTCATTATGCAAGCTGGCATAAATATAGGCATTGAGAAACCCGGTCTGGTCTTCAA